ATTTAAATTAATATATCGCGTAATTTAAATTAAAACATGTCTAATCCTGTACCCACCAGGGTTAGAAAGCCTTTTACACTAGGTCGTATGTTCAAAACTTTTGGAAAGAAAGTAACAAACGTGACTGGTACTATTGATGGAGAATATGTCGTAGATAAAATTGAAAAGAAAATGGATTCGGCAGTTCTCGAAGGTAAAATCATAGTCAATGATGTCAGTGATGCTTTGTTATCAAATAGAAAGAAGATTGATGCTAGGAAATTCTACAGAATGCGTAATAGAATGAATACTAAACAAATAAATGATACTATTACAGCTTTAGAAGGAGTTTCAACCTACGCAAGATATGAATATTTGGCTGGAGAAGATGAGTGTAAAGAAATAGATGGTATACCCATCTTGAATGAAGATGATATTGACCATGGAGATCTATTGGTTAGAATTGAAGATGCCCCAAAAGATAGTAAATATCTTAAGAAAGAAACAGACAATAAAACCTTATTGAAGGATTATAAACAAGATGCTGATATTACCATAAAATATAGAAAACATATATTAGATGGTAAAGAAACTGATGATTATAATGTTAAAGATTTGGTTTATGAGAATGTTTATGTGCATTTAGATATGAATGAAGTATACAATTCATTACTAAATTATCTTAGAATTAAATATATGTTTAGCAAAAGAACTACAGAGTTATTCGTACAAATGAGGTCGGAATGCAGAATATATTTACAAAGAAAATTTGGTTTAGATTGCGATACATGGGAAGAGTACAATATCATAAGGTATGCAGTTAACAATGCTTACTTACCACATTCAGCAGAAGGCATGATGAAATCCACTATAACGCAACCATACAACATAAATATCATAGCCAAACATAACAAGGCTACTGAAGGAAAAGGATTTAAACAAGAAAATGTCCTCCAACGCAAATTTGGAGAGGGTGCTCTATTTACGGATGGAGCTCCTAATGGATTACTAGAGGTTGCTGGTAATCTATTAACTAAAGAAACCGCTTAAAGATGCTTACATGTCCTGGATGCTCATTGCACTGAGTGCAGAGTACCAAAATCTGACAAACATCAAAGGGTAGAAATATCCTCAGAGCCTAGTAAAACCAGTGAAAAGGTTTATTTACAATCCAGGTTCATCGATGTAGGCATACATAAAATTCGGAAATATTATAATATCTTAAAATTTCCAGGTTTAAGCGTTACTAGGCAATTTTATTTTAATCAATGTTCATGTAACGAATATAATGGACTCATTAATAGACATATATTACCAGATATGCCAAGTATAACTAAAGAAGGAAACAATTTTGTTTATGGTACAAATAAATTAACAAGTTTAGCAGAAGAATTTGTAAAGGTTAATTTGTTTGAATATAAGCCAAGTAATTTTACTGAGGTTATGCTAGGAACACCGCAACACGTGAAAGCTAGATATGCCAATGCCCATGAGAATTTAATCAATGGCGTTGCTAAGCAAGATTTATATGGAATTAATGGGTTTGTTAAATACGAAAAAATGGATATGTCTAAAATGGAGGAAGGTAAGCCTCCAAGAATGATACAGCATAGATCTTATGAGTACATTTATTTATTGAAGAAACACTTGTTACCTATTATTAATAATATTAAAACTAATACAAATTTGTTCATGAATCAAGAGGTGCATTCTTATTTTACATATGGTAGAAATTCAACAGATATTGCGTCTTTGATATGTGAGCATTGGGCTTCTTTTAAGAATCCAATTGCTTTATGTCTAGACCATAGCAAGTTTGATGGCCATGTTAATTTAGAATTACTAAAACTTGAGCAATTTGTATTTAATAAATTATCTAATAATAACAAACATTTGAAACACTTGTTGTCACAACAACTCAAAAATAAAGGTAAAACATCGAATGGTCTTAAATATACAACTAGAGGCTGTAGAATGTCAGGGGAGTACAATACGTCAATAGGGAATTCTATTCTCAATTTATTAATGTTAAAATCTGTTTTTCCATCATCTAAAGTGGTGGTTAACGGAGATGATTCAGTAGTGTTTTTGGAGTATAGTGATTATAAGAAATTGGATATTAAAAGATCCATGAATTTATTTTCAGACTTCGGAATGGTTACTAAATTAGAACAAACAGCAAATGAATTGGAAGAAATTACCTTTTGTCAGTGTAATCCAGTTTTGATTGATGGGAATTATCAAATGATAAGGAATCCAATGAGATTATTGAGTAGAATACAATATACTGATTTACCAATTGAACAACATACTGCTTTGATTCGTAGTTTGGCTTATGCTGAACTATCTCTTAATCAAGGGGTGCCAGTCTTACAACAATTTGGTAATTGGTTATTGAATCTAGTCGGTACCGGCAAGACTATTATAAAAGTTATTTCACAAAGTTTTCCTCTTTTGAAATTTGAAATCAAAAACATAAATAATGAAACCAGAATTAGTTTTCACAAAGCTTTCGGCATAGATGTTTTAGAACAAAAATCATTAGAGAAATACTTCGAATCCGGTGATAGAGTTCCCAACTCACAAAACATTAATTCAGAAATTAACACATTCGTATCCAAATACAATGAGCAATTTAAGAACAAGATTAAATAAAATTAAACAAAGAATAGAGCATACATTTGATAGACCTATTAAAATTGATACCATGCGTGATGTCAATTCATTGATCAACTGGTTACACCAACTTGGCTATGAAGATGAGATTATACACGATAAAATTTTAAGAGGTAAAATTCAAATTGTAATCAATGGCAATAAAATTATCGTTGCCGATAAGATAAATGGATATATAAAAGATCTGTCTAAAGATGGTGATGTAGAAAAGAATCCAGGTCCATTATCTAAAAATAATAACAAGAGAATTAACACCACGAATAAGATGAAGAACACAACGACAAGAACGGTTTCAGTGCCAGCCGCTAAAGCCAAAATAGATAAGTTGTCTAAACCAAAATTCACCATGCCTAAACAACCAGGCGATGGAAGAGTATGTGTTAGACATAAAGAGTATATAGCAGATATTTTAGGGTCTGTAAATTTCTCAAGTGTAGAGTATAGTATCAATCCAGGATTAGTATCAACTTTTCCTTGGTTAGGAACTATGGCCGTCGCTTATGAAACTTATAGGTTCAAAAGATTAGCTTTTACTTTTGAAAGTTCGAAGTCAACAGCAACCAATGGTTCAATCATGTTAACTGTAGATTTTGATCCTAATGATGATCCACCAACTACTAAGGCTCAAGCCTTGGCCTACAACAATGCGATAAGAGGTCCTGTCTGGGAAACATTCACTTATGTGTGTTCACCAGCTGATCTCTCCAAGCTTAATCAGAAATTTCTTCGATATGGCGCATTGGCAACAGGACAAGACGTGCTTATGTATGACGTAGGTAATTTGTTTGTATGTACATCAGGCTTAGCTGACACTTCAATCATTGGAGAGTTGCATGTCGACTTTGAGGTCGAATTGTATACTCCTCAGTTTGATTTGGCAGCTTATGCTTTGAGCACATCAGCCAGAATTGTATCATCAGCAGGTGTCTCAAACTCAGCATGGTTAGGTACTACTACTGTAACAAGTGGTGGTTTAGGTCCAACAGTAACTAATGCAGGAGCAACTTTAACAATTCCAACATCTGGTCATTACTTGATCAATTATACCCTAGATGGTAGCACTTTAGTCCAATCAGGATTACCAACTTTCACTTCAGTCGGTAACACTCTAGGGGCAGTAATTGCTACTATATCAGCTACAAGAATATCATACTTATTTTCAATAAGAGTCGATGTTCCTACAGCAGGTATAACTGTAACAGGTTTGACCACATCTGGAACTATTACTGGTGCCACTACTAGAATTAGTTATTATGCTGTTTCCTTAGCATAGAGCATCTTATTCACTATACTTGAATCAATTTATTAATGTGCCGCCAGGCTTATGCAAGAGGTTTCTAACATCTGAAATCAGTAAGAACGTAAGGTATTCGGCTATTAGTAAATAAACTATTATAACTAAAATTTTGGCAAGAGGATTTATATCAGTAAGAACCAATCACATTCTAAATTAGTATTCTATTAATTTACAATAATTTTGGCAAGAGGTATATTTCCAGTAAGAACCAATCATATATCTATAATATGTTGTTTTGAGTATTTGTTATTATATCAATCGCTAAGCGTAATCAATATAATGTAAACAATCTAACGCAGGTGTTTATCAGTGAGTGAAAGTCGACCAATCACAAGCAGTAAACATGGGAGCCTAGCGCGTTAGTGCAGATTTCGGTAAATGCCCCCTTGGTTCGGGACAAGCACGATTAAGTATATTGAGTATTTACGTTTAGAATCACGATATATGGAAAACATAATGGAAAGATAATGTTTTTCACGAAGATAATAAGGGGCTTTCTAATAAAC